CCAGACGGGCGATCTCCTTGCCCAGATCGGTGATGTCCTGCTCCATCTTGGTGTAGGCGGCATCGTCCTCGGCAGACAGGACACCCTTGTCATTTCTGTGGCTGTCCAGGAAAGCCTTCGCAGCGGCCCATGCCTTGGCCCGCTTCTCGCGCAGTTCCAGAATGGTCATGATGTGATCCTCCTTCTAAAATCTCAAAAGTTCAAGCCGTTCCATCAGCGTGTCGATGGAACGGCCTGTGGGTGAGGGGTGTTCAATTTTGCATTTTTGAGCAATCTTGCTCATGAGGGAATTGGTCACCGCTGCCGGGGAGTACAGCACGGAGCCTGCGGGCTGAGCCTCGTCCTCCTCCTGGGTGCGGGACAGGATGCCGTCTGCAAAGCCCAACTCCACCGCCTTGTTCGCGTCCATCCAGGTCTCCGCGTCCATGAGGTGGGACAGCTTGGCGCGGGACAGGCCGGACTTGATCTCGTAGGCATTGATGATGGAGTCCTTCACGGTTTCCAGCATGGCGATGGCCTTTTCCATCTCGCTGGCATCGCCCCAGGCGATGGTGGCGGGGTTGTGGATCATCATGGTTGAGACCGGGGACATCAGCACCTTGGTGCCAGCCATGGCGATGACCGAGGCGGCGCTGGCGGCGATGCCGTCGATCTTCACGGTCACATCGTGGGGATAGTCCATGAGCATATTGTAGATTTGCGCCGCAGCCACGCAGTCACCGCCGGGGCTGTTGATCCAGACCGTGATGTTTCCGCTGCCGGACATCAGCTCGTCTTTGAACAGCGCCGGGGTCACGTCATCGTCATACCAGCTATCCTCGGCGATGGTGCCGTTGAGAAACAGCGTCCGTTCCTCCGTCTGCTCCATTGTCTCCTGATTGGTCACCGTCTGGCTCTTCCAGTTCCAGAACTTTTTCATCGGATTCCTCCTCTCCTGTCGTAGTGGTATCTGCAAAAGCCCCAGCGTTCTTCAGCGGGAGCATATTGCCGTTGATGAGGTACAGGTCGCCTCCCTCCCCTGCGGGGATGCGGTCCAGGTTCTCCAGCTCCCGGATATCGTTGGCGGACATCCAGCCGTTTTGACGGGCGGTGGCGTAGCCGTTCATCCGGCTCTGGTAGTCGCCACGGAGCAGTCCTTCCAGATTGAACTTCACGAAATACTGAGCCTTTTCTTCTTGGGATAGCAGAGTGCGCTGGATGGACTGCTCCCAGCGGATCACCCACGGCTCCAGCGTGTATTTCACGAACTCCAGGGACTGCTGCTCAATATTAGAAAAGCTCGACTTTTCCAGGTCGCCCACCATGTGGGGCGGCACTCGGAAAATTCGAGCGATCTCATTGATTTGGAATTTTCGCGTTTCCAGGAACTGCGCCTGCTCCGGCGAGATGCCGATGGGCGTGTATTTCATGCCCTCCTCCAGGACGGCGATCTTGTTGGCGTTGCCGCTGCCGCCGAAGGTGGACTGCCAGCTTTCCCGTACTCGCTGGGGGTCCTTGATGGTGCCGGGGTGTTCCAGGACGCCGCCAGGAGCCGCGCCATTGGCGAAGAACTTAGCACCGTATTCCTCGCAGGCGATTGCCATGCCGATGGCGTTTTTCGCCATGGCGATGGGCGAGTAGCCCACCAAGCCGTCAAAGCCCAGGCCGGGGATGTGCAGCACGTCCGGGGGCCGGAGGATAACGGTCTGCTCCTTGGAGCGGACGGCCTCGTCATTGCTGCGCTGGTAGCTGTAGTAAAGCTGGCCCTGCTCGTCCCGGTCTACAGCCATTTTGTTGGGCATCAGGGGATAGAGGGCCACCACCTCGCCCTTGCCGTTGCGGATGACCTGGGCGTAGGCGTTGCCCCAGAGGAGCAGGTGGGTCATAAGGGTTTCCCGGAACACGAAGGAACTCATTTCCGGGTTCGGCTCGTCATGGAGCAGGAGGTACAGCGGGTGGCCAATGGCTTTTTCCTTGCCGCCGTCCCCGGTGTAGCGGTAGAGGTTCAGCGGCAGGCCAGCCACGGCCTCCGCCAAGATGCGGACGCAGGAATACACCGCTGTCATCTGCATGGCGCTCCGCTCGGTGACAGCCTTGCCGGAGGTGGTGCCGCCGAAGTAGAAGGTGTAGCCGCTCCCGGCGGTGCGGTCCTGGGGAGAGGCACGGGAACGGAACATACTGCTGAAAACACCCATGAGTATCACCATCCTTTTTGGAAATAAGTAAAAGAAAAGCACCGTCCACTCTTGGAAAGTGGAGGACGCCGTGGTATAATTTGTAAAATATGGCCGTTGTGCTTCATCAGTCATATAACACACATATCCTTGAACGTAGCGAAAAGAGGGATGAATTGAATGTTAGTAGGGGTCCCAGACAATGGTGGTGAAGAGCATATTTTGAAAAAAATGACTTTGACAACAGGAATGGATTACAAGAAAATTCTTACATCCATGCCGTCAGACCAAACAATAACCATTTGGACGTATGATGTTTATTCAAAAGAAGGATTCAAGTTCTATAAGGATTGTTTGGGTCATTTGCAGGACTGCACGCTCATTGTCAGCAAGATTACCGATTCGATGAGACAGAAATTTGAAACCGAACTTCCCTGTGTTACGCTGGTAAACAAGGAAAATACCCATGCAAAAATTCTGGTGATACCCCCAGATATTGTGTATCTGTCATCTCAAAACTTCGGTGACAATCCGGATTGGTTCCAATATGCTGTTCGAATCCAAGATTGGGGTGCCTGTCAGTTTTATATGGGTGAAACAGCCGACCACAAGGATGGAGATTCGACAAACAACATACGTCAAACTGGAAATAGCTTTGCCGACTACACACGGCAGGCATCGAACAACTATGGAAAGTATATCCCTGACTATAGCGGTATTTCTCTTAGTGCCGTAGAAGCGAAACTGGAATATACGGTTAACTGGAACCAAAAGTTTAATGGATACTTTGACCGGGATTTCCTTATCTGTACGTATACGCTGCCAGATTACGGCTATTGCCAGCGCATGATTGAAAAACTACTCAAACAACGGAATCGCGTCCACTTTATCGCGAATACAAAATCAGAGGAGCCTCTCCGCAAATTGCAGCAAGAGTTTGGGAAGATTACCTTCGAAGTCTACTCAAACTTCCACGCCAAAATGGTTCTGGTTTCGCCAGTTAATGCGGGTCGCAACGGCATCGTCTGGCTATCTTCCCAGAACTTCGGGGATAGTGGCTGGTTTGAACACTTGTTTAGGTTAAAAAGTGCTACGGCCTATGAGTATTATCTTGGCAAACTGGAGGGATTCGTGGATCACAAAATCTGTTGGTGAGAGAAAGTGTGTGCTTTGCCGCAGAATCAGATGAACAGTAACCCCCTGGTGTCGTAAACAGAGGTGGCATCCTGACAGCGGACGGCCCGGTCGAGGGCCATGATCGTTGCCACGATGCCATCTATTTTTTCTGTGGACTTGTCCTTGTCCGGCTTGATGTTCCCAGCCGGGTCCTGGTGCATGACCACGTTCTGGGCCATCCATTTCAAGACCGGGTTGCCGCCGTGATTGATGCGGCCCTCCATCAGCAGCTTGTATAACTCCTTGGAGGGCGGCGACATATCCTTGTACCCCTGTCCGAAGGGGACTACAGTGAAACCCATACCCTCCAGATTCTGCACCATCTGCGTAGCGTTCCAGCGGTCGAAAGCTATCTCCTTGATGTTGTACCGCTCCCCCAAATCCTCGATGAACTTTTCGATGAAACCGTAGTGTACCACGTTCCCCTCGGTGGTGTTGATAAAGCCCTGCTGTTTCCACACATCGTAAAAGACGTGGTCACGGCGGCACCGCAGCTCCAGCGTCTCTTCCGGGAGCCAGAAGAATGGCAGAACGATGTAGGACTCATCCTCCGAACGGGGCGGGAACACCAGGGAGAGGGCGGTGATGTCCGAGGTGCTGGAGAGGTCGAGGCCCCCAAAGCACTCCCGACCGTAGAGATCGTCCAGGTCAATGGGGCGGCTCCCCCGGTCATAGATGTGTTCTGGTATCCAACACACCGTGGCAGATGTCCAGATGTTTAAGCGGAGCTGCTTGAACACGTTCTCCTCGGCGGGGTTGTCCAAGGCGTTCTGGTAAGCCTCCCGCACCCGGTCAATGGAGATTGTGTGGCCCAGAGAGGGGTTGGCCTTGTACCAGTTGGCCTCATCCGTCCAATCGTCCTCGATGCCCAGGCCGTACACCACGGGGTAGAACGAGGGGTCATTCTTCCTGCCACCCAGCAAGTCGAGAGCCTTGGTGTGTAGCTCATAGCAGATACTGTTCTTGTTGGTTCCGGCGGTGGTGATGATGAAGAACAGCGGCTGTTCGCGGGCATCGCCGGAGCCTTTGGTGAGGACATCGTAGAGCTGACGGTTGGGCTGGGCGTGTATCTCGTCAAACACAAGGCCGGAAACATTCAAGCCATGCTTGGTGCCGGTCTCCGCCGAAAGCACTTGGTAGTAGCCATTGTTGCTGTAGTTCACGATGCGCTTCTGTGCTGCGGTGATCTTGGAGCGGCGCATGAGGGCCGGGGACATCTGCACCATCTGCTTTGCCACATCGAAAACGATGGACGCTTGGTTGCGGTCACAGGCCGCGCCGTAGACCTCCGCCGACTGCTCATTGTCAGCGTAGAGCAGATACAGAGCCACCGCAGCCG